CTGCAAAAAGTCTGTTAGTCCCGTCAAGTCCATTTACCCCTACTAGGTCAATGTTCTTACTCGGTACTCTCATTTTGTAATCTGCATATCCTGTTGTATTTACGTGAAACAGATTTTTAGCAGCAAGCGTATCTGTGTAAGAATCAAAGAAGTCTGTACCGCAAAATATAACTTGGTTAGATGCAGTCTTTACTGCTGCTGGTCTAGCGTTCAATACATTCGCTACTATGGTGTCTGCGTTTCCACTCGCTCCACTTGTAACTGCTGTAATACCTGCGTTAGCTGCGTCTACTGTACCTGATGCTGCGTCAATAGTTTTAATTAACCCATCGTATCTATCTAACAATGCACTACCACTATCAGTATCACCTTGCCAATCACCTACCTCTTGTATCTCCATTATGCGAGACATAATCATTTCAGCAATTTGACTCTCAAAAGTCATATCTTCTGTTTCTGCGTTTCCTGCTCTAAGAAGAATTTGCGTCCATTTAGCATTCAGGTCTTTCATACAAAAAGATGCAAAGTACTCAATAGGAGCTACTGTGATGTTTCTTGCTGTGAAAGTAATACTGCCACTTGGAGTAACTGAACACGTGCTACCGTCTTGAGGAGTAGCTATAACTGATAGAAGATGCAACGCCTCTGTTTTTTTAACTCCAGCTTGTGGCGTGAAGTACTGCGAAGACCTACTTTCAAAGTATAACCTTGATATTAATTCTTCTTTTTGTTCGTTGACGTAATCCGTCAATCCTGATACTACGAATCCCATTTTATTTTTTAATTGATTTTTGTGCTTTAATTATTGCAGCCATTCTGGATGCTTTTTGTTCTCTTGTCATTTTTGCAAATGCTGAGGGCTTTTGTGCAGTCGGCTCTTCTGTCTTAGCTAGCTCCTCTAATTGAGAACCTATACCTTGAAGTGTTTTGTTAAAGTCTGCTTTTAGAGTCTCCTCTACCTTAGCGAATGATGCTACTTGTGTTTTAAGCTCCTCATTCTCTTTAGTGATAGCCGCAAACTTTTCATCTAGCTTAAGCTCCTTAGCCCAAAGACCAAGTGCCTTACCGATAGCAGCCTGCAAGTTCTCTTCTGTGAACTCTGTGTCCACCTCTTCAGTAGCTACTATCTCAGTAACTAGACCGCCCGCTGTGGTTATGATTGCTCCACTTGTTAGCTCGTGCGTTCCGTCTGGTGCTGATACTTCGCCCTCTTCGGTGACGATTATAATGGCTGTACCTTCTGCTAGCTCTCCGTCGTACATTACTACTGTACCGTCCACTAGAGTATCCTCCATCATTTTTTTCTCTTCCTCCTCTGAATCTAATCCAAAAGATTTAAATAGGTTAATTACCTGTTCTAATTTATTCATTTTATTAAATTTGTATGGTTGTATATCGAAAAATCCTTCTACACTAAAGCCTTTAAGCAGTCCGTCTTTCTTTACTTTAGCCCAAGCCTCGTCGTTATCTACTTTAGCAGCGATAAACCAAGTGCCTTCTGCTACATTTTCAAAGCCTTTAGGCGGTAATATGCCTAGTTCCTTGTCTGTAATAAAGGATTGATACACGTAAACATCTTCTAGCTTGAGAAGAGGGTCGTGCATTTCGTTAAACTCGGTGGTCTTTTGCTCCTTAAAGTACTTTTGTACTAGCTGATTGATGGTATCCTTCTTAAATATAGCATAGTACTCACCCCTTTCATCTCTTCTGTAGATAGGTAAGTCTGGTATCATAGCCGCACCGACTACTATTCTCTTCTCTTCATTAAGAACCTCGAACTTTTGTGGTGCAAATGCTTGATAGTTTACACCTGTGGCAGGTGCTTCAACTAATGCAATGGCACTAAGTCCCTCTACATCGTCTGTAAGTCTATATTCAAAGAATGGTAGCATCTATACTTAGATATACTTAAATAGGGTATTATGTCTGAAATGCTATTTATAATCATTCCACGCAGTTAAAGGCTTATCTTTGTGGTATTAACGTGTTGTATATGGTTAGTTGGCTTTTTTGCCAATTAATTATATACAGTGTTACCCATAGTTATTTTTGTGCGGTGGCAAAATTAATTTGAAAAATTAAAATATTTATAAAGATGATAAAATTATTACAAGGAGATTGCTTAATTGAAAGCGATAAAATAGAAAGTGGTAGTGTTGATTTAATATTAACAGATTTGCCTTATGGAACTACTAACAGAAATAAATGGGATGTTATTATACCCTTTGATAAAATGTGGTCCTTTGTAAATAGAGTTAAAAAGAAAAATACGGCAATACTTTTTTTAGTGATGAGCCGTTTACAAGTGAATTAATATTAAGTAATAGAAAAAATTTTAAGCAAAGATTAACTTGGGATAGAGATAGGGGTAGTGGGTTTTTAAATGCAAAGAAAATGTTATTAAAACAAACTGAAGATATTTGTTTGTTCTACGAAAAACCACCAACATACAACCCACAAATGATGGATGCGGACCCAGATAGGATAAGACCATTTAAGAAAGATAGGCCATCAAGTAATGAAAGCACCAATTATGGAAGCACTAAGAATTTAAACTACAGTAAGGATTATGACAACACTAAAAGATATCCAACAAACTTAATTAAGTTTTCTAGTATGACTAAAGAGTGTAACCCTAAACACAGAATGCACCCGACACAAAAGCCTATTGAGATGCTTGAATGGTTAATTAAAACTTATACCGATAAGGGAATGACCGTGTTAGATTTTACTATGGGTAGTGGCTCTACTGGTGTAGCGTGTAAGAAAACAGGCCGTAACTTTATAGGAATAGAGAAAGACCCACAATATTATGCCGTTGCAGTATCACGTGTAGATGGCTAAAAAATTATTATGGGTAACGCCCGAATATGTGCCTTGTAATCCCTCAAGGATTATTACATATATTGGATGTTAAAACTTACTGCACTACTACCGCTCTCTGATATATCCCGTCCACTCCCTTAACAGTATTAGTTATATCCGTCTCCGTTACGATTACCCTAGTAGGCTCTCTATTGATGTCTACATTTGGATTGGTAAAGGCTGTAGGCTGCATTCCATTCATACCGCCCCCGCCCATAACATTGGGCTGCGTTATGTTGTTGGCTCCTCCAGCAAACTCGGTTTTGCGTATAGTTTGTATTTGTGCTAGACCAACTGCACCTGCCGATGCCGCTTTTATAAATCGCTCCCCGGGGAATAAAGATGTCTCGCCTAATGCACCTGTAACTGCTGATGCTGTCTGCATAATTGCCTGCCCTATGTTTAATGCTTTACTAATCTTAAATGCTCTTCTCTGACTAGCCTCGTCTCCTTGTGCAAACGCTTGTGCTAATTGTGAAAGTGCGTTAAACATCCCAGAGGCTGCTTGTAGCTTTGCTTGTAGTATAGACCTGCTTTGTTCTTCGCTTTTCTTATCGTCATCATCTATTTTATCCTTAGCTTCCTTGTTTAGCTTAACGCTTGTATCTAGTATTTCTTTTTGTAGCTCTATGTCTTTTTGTCGGCTTGTCTCTCTGAACTCATATAATGCAGTAAGTGCATCCGCTTCTGCTTGCGTCCCTGCTGTAGTCATTTCAACTTTAGTCTCAAGCCTAAGCATTTCTTTCTGCTGCTCTTCTTCTGCAAGTCTTTGTAGTTCTTGTAGAGATTTTAGTTTATCGGATATTTGTTCAGCAGCAAATACTTTTCTATCGTATGCGAGTTTGGCTTCTGAATCGCTGACGGTCTTTGTCATAGCGATACCTTCCTTATCAAGCTGTAACCCGCCTGTCTTTTGCTCAGACCTAAAACCTTCTATCTGTGCAAGTACTGCTTTTTCATTTGCTAGTGCTGATACTGCTGCCGCCTCGTCTTCAACTTGCCCACTTATTTTAAACTGTAATTCTGCTGCTTTTGTTTGGGCTCTTGCTACTCCTAGCATCGCCTTTTCTTGATCGTCTAATACTTTACCTAGTTCTTCGTTAGCTGCTTTTCTATCTGCTATACTATTACGATCGTCGTCTCTTATTTGTCTTTGTTTTTCTGCTGCTATATCCGCCTTTTCTAATAGTAACTGTTGGTTAGCTGCTGCAAGTATGGCTGCATTCTTTGCCTCTACGTTTGCATCTGATAAAGCCTTTGCCCCTTTGATACTTATTTCTGATATACCTTCGACTACCTTACCTACTACACCGCCTATCTCTCCTACTGCTTTACCTAAGTTGTTTACTATGTCTTTACCTGCTTGTACTGCATCAGTTGCAGTTTCTTTTATGGCTATGGCAGTGTCTTTAATACCTAGCTGCAACTCCTTTATTTTCTCTTCGTCCCCCCTCCAAAAATGATTTTTCCCAAGCTAACTGTGCTACTTGTAAAGCTAGTTAATGTCATAGAATGCTATTTATAGTGTGATTGCTAGAGTAGCAGACCATTACCACTTTCTTAGCCCATCA